AACTACACTATCAACCAAGACTTAGGTCTATTACAGTTTGCTTTCCCACATGGAATTCAAAATGGTTCTGAGATTACTTTGGATGTAGTTGATATTGGTGATGGTGCAGAACTTCCGATTGCATCTGGTGCTGTTGGTAGACTTACTAAAACAAATACTTACTATGCAATTGCTGGTGCTGGAAACTCCCTTGAGGATGACCAATTAAAAATTGCAATCACTGCAGCAAACGCAGAATTGGGTGATGCATTAGCATTCGTTAACCCTGGTACTGGTCGCCAACAAGTACTTACGTTCTCTTTCGGTGGCGCAGCAGTTGGTAATGTTATTACTTCGACCTTCTTAGAAGGAGAACTGGTTTACCAGGGCGATGCCTTAGAAACAGCAACAGCAACTGGATATGTTTCTACTAACTCTGGATGGCAAGTTGGACCTAGAATTCTTAAGATTGTAGATTATACAGGATCCTTTAACTTAGGCAATAGTGTTACTGGCGTCATTTCTAAGTCTTCTGGTAATATTTCTGACCTGAAGATTGCAAGAGGTGTTCTTGAAGTTGGTCCTATCACTAAGACAACTGGTCAATTTATTGATGATGTCGGCAAACCTTCCGAGATTGTACAAAAAATTCAAGACTCTTACTACTATCAAGATTTCTCTTATGCAGTTAAGTCTTCAGTATCTATTAGTGAGTGGAAGGACATTTTAATCAGAAATGTTCATCCAGCATCATTCAAGGTTTTTGGTGAACTCAGTATTAATGAATTTACTACAATCCCCAACAAGGTAACTGATTTTGAATTAACCAAGTCCGTTGAACTTGCTAATGAGGCAATTGTTCCTAATATTCAGAACTTCACTCTAGTAGAACCAATCTATGAAGATTTTAACAATAGTGAAATTCTTTTCCGTCAAAAAAGACTAACTTCTTCGGAGAATATTCTAACTTCGATTGTTCAAAGAGTCGATGATATTTCAACTCTCTTTGACGGTGTTAGAACAGCATTCCCACTTACCGTTAATAATGGTGATTCGGTAATTGCAAATGCAAATCAATTGATGGTTATTTTGAATGGTGTTGTACAAACACCAGATACTTCCTTCCAAATTCAAAGTGATTCTATTGTATTTGCTGAAGCACCTCAACCTCCTGCAAGTGTCAAATATGTAAATGTTGAGATTTCTCAAATTACTACTGTCCGTCTTGAATTTACTAGTATTAGTGGTATTTTCCCTCTCGTCGGTAATTCTATTAATGGTGTTAGTTCTGGGTCTAGACTTACAGTAACCTCAGTCGTTGGTAATACAATATTTGGATTCTTTACTGAAGGAACTCAATTCCTTGCTAGTGAACTTGTTCTAGGTAATGTTACTGGATTCAGTGCATTATTTGCAACTGGGACAACAGTCGTGAATAATGGTTTGTTCATTTTTGGCGAGAGTATTAAAAACTTAACGGGTGATACTGCTACTGTTGAAGATGTCAACCTTGAGAAGGGCGCAGAAACACCAGTTGCTAAGTTACGCTATACAGTAGGTATTTCTACTACTGATTTTGAAGTTATCGCAACAGATTCGGATTTAAATAATCCAGCGGCTGTTGCTAGTACTGCATTCACTATTGGTGATAACTATCAAATCGGAAGTGAGATTGTACTCGTTAATTCTGTTACTAATAATTCAGAATCTACAACTATTAATGTCACTAGGGCACAGTTAGGAACTACTTCTTTACAGCACCAAGAAAATTCTCCTTTCTATGGTACAGACATTACTATTACCGATGACCTTATCTTAAGTAAGACCACTGGTACATATCAATCTACTCCTGGATTATTTGACATTCAATTGAATGATGTTATTGTCGCTTCACAATCTGGGGTTGTTGCTAGAATCACATCTACAGCACCATATACAGACCCAACCACTTTGGAAGTAGTTGAACAAGTAGAAATCTCTGAAGGTTCTACATTCTTTGGTCTGCTGTTTGATAGAATTGCTTCTATTACATATCCTAATGTTGTTATTGACGATATCTCACGTTCTCAAGTTTCTGTTGTTGAAGTTGGTGATAATGTAACCGAGTTCAATAGCAAATTCCCTGAAAATGAAAATGTAAATCATTACATCATTCCTTATGACACTTCTTCGGGTGCTTTCACTGAAGGTGAATTCATCAGAAATTACAAATTAGAATTTGGTAACGAAAGTGGTAATTTTACTGATAACGAAGATCTTTCTGTAAGAAAACTTACATTAACCAATGAATTTGGAAATGGATTCTTCACTCTTGGACAAACTATTCGTACCAGAGACACTAAAGCAGAAGTTCTTGGATTCAATCAAGCACAAAAAGTAGTTTATCTCGGTAAACTTGCTAATAGTTTAACGATTGGAACGGATGCACATACAGTTAACTTTAATGCTGGTGCTCAAATCAATACTTACAATAAAAAGTATGGTTCTGGTTCTTTATCTCTTTCTAAAGGAACTGATGTTCATACATTTGTAAGTGGAACTGCAGATTCTATTTCTGATGGGTCTCTTACATATACCGCAGCTACAGGAACAACATACGACCCATTCACTGGAGTCTTATTATTAGAGATTGGAGCGCACGCGCTTACCACATCGGATACAGTAACTATTGTCGATAATACACTTATATTCACTTGTGGATCTGATAATAATACTAATAATTACACATATCCTCGTGCTACTGATCCTGCCTCTGGTAGTGCTCGTGCTATTAGTGCAGTTACCGCTACCACAATTACAGTTAATGTAGGTGCAGTTCCTATTGACGAATATCTAGATATTGCAACGTCATCCAATTTTGGTTTCGGTACGGGTGAATTTACTCTTGAATGTTACATCAAAACAACCACTATTGCTACGGGAGCAAAAGTTATTTGCGACTTTAGGTCTGTAGTCAGCGATTCTGCTGCACAGTTGGTCCTTAATGGCAATACAATTCAGTACAATAGAACTAACGGTGGAATCACTATTAATGGCGCTACAACGCTCCTAGTGGACACCTGGTATCACGTTGCAGTGTCTAGAACTGCAGGTGTTGTAAGACTTTATTTGGACGGCGTACAGCAAGGTACAGACACTGCTGACGTTACCAACTATGGAACAACTAGACCCGTACATATCGGTTCTGATTACGCTGGCAGTGATAATTTCGCTGGATACATTGACGAATTTAGAGTTTCTAATATTGGTCGTTATTCTGCTGCCTTTACTCCACGTAATGGCATGTTCCAAGGTGATACAAATACAAAACTATTACTCCACTTCGACGAAACACAGGGAGCAACATCTGTTCAAGATTGGTCTGGTACTGAAGACTTTACCAAAGGTGAGTTCTTTAACAATGATGCAATTAAAGCAAATACCGATGCTAACGGTAGTGCAGTAGTTGCTGGATTCACTGGAAATTCTCACAGATACTTGGATGCTGCAACTTTACTAGAGAAGAATAAAAACTTTATTGCTAAAGAAACTGTTTATCTCTTGACTCAACAGTATCCTTCTCTAGCAATCCCAGGTGGTAATGTAAATTGTGAAGATGATATTGAAGATATTGTCCAATCTATTGTTGAGGATCTTCGTAATGGTTCAAATAGTCACATCTGGGATGCAGCAGAACTTTATGTTGACAGAACAGACCTCAATGCCATAACTCTCAACCATGTTGAGACTGAGATTGATGAAACTGTATGGGCATACAATAAGGTTGGAGATATCATTCCTTATATTGTTAACAATGTTCTTTGGAGCGTATCTGGTTCTCATGGGGTATCACAATTTACTGATACTACTCTCACAGATTCTGATAATACAGTATATACACAATTCACTCCTACGGGAGCGACATATGATTCGGCAACAGGTGATATGGTTCTGACCATTGGTAGTCATAGTTTAACTACTTCAGACCAAATTTCTATTGCTGCAGCAAGTCTTACTTTCACCTGCAGTTCTGACAATAATGAAACACAGCATTCATATCCTAGAATTGACGACCCCTTCTACAATAAAGTTCTTGCCATTACTGCAGTAGCTGCTACTACAATTACAGTTAATGTTGGTATTTCTCCTGAGGGTCAAAGATATACTCATGTATTTGTTTCTGCCTCTTCTAATGCTATTAGTAAGTTAAATTACTCTACAGGAGACTGTGCTGATGTTAAGACTACGGCAGATAATTTACTTGATATTGTAATTGACACTCTAACTAATGCTGACCTCTCTACTCCAGTTGATCACTTAGGAACAATCACTAGAGTTGCTCCTGTTGTTGAGTTTATCGGTGCTACGGTAGATGAATACTTAGAGATTCCTTTCGATGGTGATTATGTACTGAATGATAGTGATACCCTCTACACTAATAAGATTGATGAGGCATCGCAGTATAGATTCCGTGATGCTGCAAATCTTATTAATTATAATAGAACGGCAATTGTTGATAAAGCAGCAGCAGATATGATTTCTAGATATCCAGACCTTTCTTTGGATATGCCAAGAAATACTGATGGTAGTGGTTCTGGAACTGAAAGATGCAAGCAAGACCTTGGATTAATCCTTGATGGTATTGCTAAAGACATTGAAAATGGCGGCAATAAGAACACACTTACTGCTGGTAAGTTCTATCTTGGTAATAATAATGAAATTCAGCATGTTAGATTGCAGTTATTCCAATCGATTTACGCTCATGAGCGTCTTGGTTTCTATTCCAAGCAAGCAATTACTGGCGACTTAACCACTGCAAATACTACAGCACTAATTATTGGTGATTGGGGTATTACAAATGACGCAGGTAACTGTGCAAACGTCCAATCTGCAATTGATACTTTAATCACTCAGTTAAATGATCTTATTGCTCCTACTGGTGCTGATTTTGCCACTGCAGCAGATAGACTATACTTCAATAAAGAGTATATTGCTACTGAAGCAACAGGACTTACCGATGCTGAGTTTACTTATATCTTAAATGGTATTACATACAGAGCATTCGATTATCCTGGCGTTGGTACTGCAGGCAAAGTAAAATGTGAAAGAGACCTTAAACTCATTCTCCTTAGTGCTATTTCCGACCTTCAAACTGGTGGCACCAATAGTACAATTGAAGCAATCGAGTTATACTTAACTGCAAATCTCGCTATTGACCACATTGAAGAGCAACTGACATCTACGATTTATGCAATCGAGAGATTGAGAGGACTTGGTATTTCTGCTATAGAAAACGTTCTTTATAATGCTGGTAGTGTGGTATCTGCTGGAGAATATGCTGCATTATATACAGCAGAAACGGCATATCGCGATGCAATATCTGTAACTGATATTGAACCAGTTAAAGCAAAGTTTGGTGAGTTAATTGATATTGCAGTTAAGATTCTTTCTCCTGCAGGTATCAAAGGTAGATATGCTGCTCAACAGATTCTCTTCAATAAAAATTACTATAAGACCGAACTTGCCCTAACAATTGATAATGAGTTTGGGACAGGCAGTTGGGTTTATAATGATTATGTTGATGGAATTATCGATAATCTCTCTCATGATTTTGTAATTACCGATGTGACTTCTGGTAATACTCAACAATCAAGAAGAATTGCTGTTACTAAACAGGGTGTTATTAGTGAACTTCAGTTTACTTCTGGTGCTGGTTATAGAACCACTCCTACGATTACAATTCCTGCACCTGTATCTGGTGGAATTACAGCAACAGCAACAGCAGTATTAGAAGCATCTGGTTTAATTGATACTATCACTATTGATAGTGCTGGTTCTGGATTTGATATGCCTCCAGTTGTTATTATGTCTGGTTCTAATGTATCGAATGATGGCATTACGGCAACTCTTTCTGGAGGTACTGTTAATTCTCTAACTTATGATGGTCGAGTATTCGATGCCGACGATTTCATTGGATTTGGTAGTGGTACTGAAGTTACCGATAGTGGTTCTGCTATTGGTACTGTTGGTGGGTTTAAGACTGGCGTCAGACACATTAAATTTGGTGCTGCAAGTGGTACTCGTGAAGCAACCGTATCTGATACCAATACCGAAAACTTAGACACTATCAGAGTATATGTCATTGCTGGTACTGGTTCTAATGGTGCTGCTGCACCTGGTGATAATGAGGACTTGAAGTTCCAATATTCCACTGACCAGGGCGGCACTTGGACTAATGCAGCAACTTTAATTTATGGCGGTTCTAATGGTGGAGCACAGAACTACACTAACTTCTCTGAAATTACTCCCGTCACGGTTTCAGTTCCTGTTGGAGCAAAAACCGAGGCAACTAGATTTAGAATCATCCAACCAACTTATACTGATGGATTCTTATATGACCACTATGCTGTTACTAGACTTGGTTTAGTAAGCAATAGTAAGCAATTTGAAGGTGTAGTAACTCTTAGTTTCGAGAATGCTCCTTCTGATTCTGGAACAACTACGGATCCTACAGCAACATTTAGCACTTTGAGAGTAGTTGAAAATATCATCATTACCGAACGTGGTAGAGGTTATGTTCCTGCAACTCCTCCAACCGTTACAATCAGTGGTGGTAGTCCTGACAGTGCAGCAACAATTACAAACGTTAACGTTGTTCTTGATACTGCAAGATTTAATAAAGGAGAAACTGTCACTTCTAGCGGTGGCGGAACTGCAACTGTCTTGGAAGATGTTGAATCCGTAATCTTTATTGGAAGTGTTACAGGTACGCTATTTGCTGATGGCGATTCTTTAACTGGTAGTATTAGCGGAACTGTTGCTGACATCAACGTCAGTGGAGTTGGTAGTGAGTTTGATTATTACACTAATGTTGGTAATATCCAGACATTTGCGGATGCTAGACTAATTACTTCGCCAATTGAGGGTGAATTCTCAACCACAAATCTATATACTAATCCTGAAGCATTCCAAGTCAATTGGACTCAGACTCGAACAACATTTGCTGCTAATACTGCCGTTGCACCAGATGGCACACTTACTGCAGATAAACTAAGAGCATCTACTGATGATGCTTCACACATTGCTTCTAGAGATTATGCATTAGCGTCTTCCAACACATTCGATGATGGATCTCTTACATTCGATAATTCCTCCAACTCTTTTGATGAAGGTTCTTTAAGTGAAGGTGAGTCCCAAGTTTATACAATATCCACTTTCGTTAAGAAGGGAGAATATGAAAATGTTAGATTTGATGTCCGATTAGACAGTGGAACACCTGGTGTACAGAGATTGTTCTTTGATGTCGATCTTAACAATGGTGATACTGGTTCTATCTTCCAACCTCAAGGTGGATTGATTGTTAAAAATAGAGAACTGTTAACTGTCAAAGAAATTGTAGTTAATACTAGATCTGCTATGACAGGAACTTATACAGGAGTTACTGGTTCATCGACTGGTGGACTTGGTGGAGTATTTGATATTGTCATTGACCACGAAAATGCACCAAATACTGCAGTAGTTACCGTTACTGATGGTGGTTCTGCATGGATTGTAGATTCGGAAATATTGATTGATGGTGTCAGCATTGGTGGCGTATCAGGTCAAGATAATTTGAGATTTAATGTTGCCACCACAGAACCTGCTGGTGTGGGTGTTATTCCTTACGGTAATGGATGGTTTAGAGTCTATTCTACTATTGAATTCTCATTCGGATTCAGTAGCATTAGAAATCGGATACTCATGCGAGGTCCTAATAACGTCCCCACCTTTGCTGGAAACGGTAGTGATGGCATTTATCTTTGGGGTTCTAAACTCAATAAGGGGCAATTTGATGCTTATACATCTGTCGGTGGTGAAGTGTTCTATTCCAACTCTGAATATAACGCTAAGAGATATACTTTAGAAGTCCTAGAATCATATCTAGAATCTGCACTTGACGGAACCTTAACTTCTCCAGCACCACAATCAACATTCTTGGCATTTGATAATGCTACTTGGAGAGCGGGATATGACACCGACCCGTTCTTAAGAATTGCCAGAGAAAATATAGACTTCTACAGACAGCAATTAGATAATGCAACATATTATGTTGGTGTCACTCAAAACAGTGGTATTGTAGTTCCATCTAAGGAATATGGAATTACATACGTTCCTCCTGGAATTTCTGGTGGTCTTGGTAGAGCAGACTTCTTCTATGGTTTGTATAGTGATACCAATGCTGAAATTAAGAGAATCAATGTAAATGAGGCGAAAATCGCTAAAGTTTATAAGAGATTCCGTATTGATGGGGATATCACTGATGGTCCATTCACGATGGGCGAGGTAGTTCAGAAACAGGGTGATGTCAGTATAACTGGCACAGTATATCAATTCCATGAAGATGAAAATTACAAGTATTTGGATGTCGAAGTTACCGCAGGAACCTGGCAAATCTCTGATATTATTGAAGGTCAGGAAAATACCACTACGGCAACGTTGAGTTCAATTGAAGATAGACTGCATGTTATTAAACTTGTAGGTGACTTTACTGAGGATATTCCTTTCCTTGGTTATACCTCTGGTCAAACAGCACAACCTACAACGTTCTTGAAGAGTGAAGCAGCAGTTCTCGATAATTCTGGCGGTAGATTGACCGTAGATACTGAGACTTTAGTTGGCACCTTTGATAAAACCGCTGTTGTATATGGCGGCACAACTGACTTGTACATCGAAGTTCAGTCATACCAAGGACTTGACGTTACAATTGGAGATAGAATTATCTCAGGTGGTTATGTTCGCTTTGGTGTAAATTCTGCCGCTGATTTCACTGTAGGCAATTATGTTTACAAGTATGTTGGTGGTAAGGATGCTAGTAAGCGAGCTATTATTACGGGAGTAGACACCGATAATAATTATGTTTATGTTGCGCCTATTGATGGTGATTTCTCAATTACTGAGCAAATCGCAGACTTTGGTACTGGAGGTGGCGGTGTAAATTATGAAGCACTTGCGACAATCTCTACTAAAATTACTGTTGAGGGTGGAGCATCTGCTAGGATTAATAACATCAGTGCCGTTGGTATTAACAAGCGCCTCTTCTTAAATGAAATCGTGGGAGCTTGGACAGAAAATGATTACGTTGTTGCTGCTGATAATTACAAGTCTGTAATTTTGGATCTTGTTACTTCAAACGCTCGCGTTAAGAGAGCATCTAGAGGATTTGATGGTGTACAAACTACCTTCAATCTTACTATCAATAACGGAACATCATATCTACCTGACCCTGCAGGTCATATGCTCATCTTCGTTAATGGTATCCTACAACCTCCTGGTGCAGGTAATGCATACAATGCATTCTCTGATAAGATTCAGTTCGCTGAACCTCCTGATATCGGGTCCACATTTACAGGATTCTATGTTGGTAAATTGAGACAACTTGATAACATTGGATTTGAGTTTGATTCTTTACGCCAATCATTCAACCTCAAGAGAGATGAAGTGTTCTACTCATTGACACTTACGGAAGGTGTTAGATCTAGTACTATCAGACCAGAAAATAATATCATTGTTTCCTTGAATGGAGTCATTCAAGAACCTGGAGTTGGTTTTAGTATCGTTGGTTCGAGGATTATCTTCTCTGAAATTCCTCGCGTAGGTTCTACATTCGTAGCGTTCTCATACGTTGGTTCTGAAGCTGACGTTGATGCTTCGGAAGTTGTTCCTCCTATCGAACCAGGAGATTTGCTTTCCATTGAAGGCGAAACTGAAAACCGCGAGGTTGCTGTTATTGAATCGTCCAACTCCTTGATTACATTTGATTATCTTGGGTCTGTATTTGGACAAAATGCTGAAGCAACAGCAGTTCTTACTAATGGATTTATCGAAACCGTCAGTATTACTGCACCAGGTTCTGGTTATACTTCACGACCTATTGTGAGAGTTGACTCTATCAGCGGATTCAACGCACAGATTAGGGCAATCGTTGGTATTGCTAATGTAGAAGTTAATTCTACTGGCAGTAACTACAAGAATCCTAATGTCTTAGTTGAAAGTGAAGTTCCCGATGATTGGACAGCACCAAATCTTGCAGATTACGGTGAAGAGATTATCGATCCTGAAGTCCTTCCATAACATATAAATAACTAAAAACCTACAACGATGACAAAACAATCACTTGGTTTAGGTACTACAGCAAATGACAATACGGGGGATACCCTCCGTGTTGGTGGTGATAAAATTAATGACAACTTTGATGAAATTTATTCTGCTTTTGGTAACGGAACTAATCTAACCCTTAACGTTAGCAACGCTGCAAATAACCAAGTGTTGAAGTATAACGGAACCAATTTTGTACCTGGAGACCTGAATCTCCTAACAACAGCATTAGATGTAAATAATAATAATATTACATCATCAAGTAATAATAACATTTCTTTAGTTCCAAATGGCACTGGAGATTTGAGGATTCTTGCAGGTTCTATCACTTCAACCTTTGATGGTGATGATGGGACTATAGATTTTCCTACAAAAATTAGATATATCAATGAATACACCAGTCTTGGTGTAGCTCCTACATCATCAACATATACTGGATATTTCTTCACTGTTGATGGTGATGATAACCCCTATGTAAATATTAATGTAACTGCGGGTGGTGTTGGTGATACTGCAGCGAAGATAGCGACAGAATATTCGAGTATTGATTTTTTAAATGATGTTGACACTACTACAGTTGCACCTACTAATGACCAGGTATTAAAGTGGAGTGCTTCTTCCGCCAAGTGGATTCCTCAAGACGACCAGTCTGGACTCACAGCATTAAATTTGTTCCAAACTGTTACTGCTGATGCAGGTAGTACTACTGCAAATAGTGGAACTGATACTTTAATTATTGCGGGGGGTAATGATATTGATACAGCAATTGTTGGAGATACAGTAACAGTTAATTTTTCTGGAGTTGTTCCAAGTACATTAGAAACTCTATCAAATGTTGATTTGAGTAGTCTTGTACAAGGTGATAGTATCTATTATAACGGCACAAATTGGGTTAGAAGTCAAAGTCCTTTAACTTGGTTTGAACTGGGTTCTAATGGATCTAATCACTTTACTTTCAGTGGTGCTGGATTCCCTGTAACACAAGAAGACCCAACAATTTACGTTTATAGGGGATTCACTTACGCCTTTGACAATAGTTCAAATGGCGCAAGTCATCCACTGAGAATTCAATCAACAACGGGTCTTGCTGGAAATCCATACACGACTGGACAGTCTGGTAATGGTACTTCAGTTCTTTATTGGACTGTTCCTATGGATGCTCCTACAACACTGTATTATCAGTGTACACAACACGCCGCCATGGCTGGCACTATCGTCGTAGTAAACTAATAAAGTAAATGGCAAGAACAGTTCCTGGCTCTGGCGCAGAGATTAAACCAATCTTTGACAAATTATTTGGCGTTCGCGCAGTAGAGGTCATTAATCCTGGAAGTGGATATGACCCTGAAGATCCTCCAAGATTAACGGTCACTGGTTGTGGGACACCTAGTGAAGAATGTTTATTATATCCTATCATTGATGGTCCTTCAGGTAAGATTGTTCATGTACGTGTTCTTAGTAGGGGTCGGGGGTATGACCCACTAAGACTTAATATTATCCCCTCGGCAGAAACTACTGGTGTTGTAGATTCTTTTGATATTAATAGAATTTGGCAAAGTCATCCAAACTCACTAACTTCAGGAACCTTCCAATCCGATACGGATAGACTCAGAATTGTATCTGACAATGATCCCAAACCCGCTGATATTTTCTCAGAACGTTCTGGCGGAGCGGGTCTTATTGCAGATAGAAGTTTCGACCAAACTTTCATTTATAGAGGGGGTAAACAAGTACCTTTTGGTCAGAATAGACCTTTTCAGAAAAATAAATCACTTGGCATTATGGCCAATGGTACATTACTCCATACACCAGAATGGGGAAATGCACTTGGTAATGCTCCAGAAGGATTTGAATTAGATACAGTCTATAATGATAACCCTAAGAATACTGATGTATACGATGGAATTATCGATAATCAAACTTATTACTATCAGTCATCTAAATTAGTTGAGCATTTTAAAACTACACATGGAGTACTTGATTGGGGACTTCATGAAGTTTTTACTTGGTATGTAAAAACTGAGCTTGATAATGTATTACTAACTGTATCTGGTATCGATGAAGTTCTTAATCCTATAGAGGTAGGAAGAACAGTATTGAAGATTGGGGATAATTCTGTATCTGGAGAAATTGCAAAGATTATAAGAGATGATAATAATATAATCACCTCGGTTTATGTTAGACAAGTAACTGGAGTGTTTACTGTAGAAGATAGAATATTGGGTTCTACTGGATTTTCATTCACAGTTTCTGCAGAACCCAGAGCATTTCCTTCAGGTATTTTTTATATTGACTTTGGTGAAGAAGCTCATGAGTTTGGTAATTTCATTCCTGGAGTATATTACCTTTCCCCAGAAAATATTCAAGTTCAACAGAATTATGTAATTATTTGGAATCAGGATGATCCTAGTAATCAAGTTAGTGCCGCTTTTCCTTTAGGGCATCCAATGCAATTCAGTACCACACAAGATGGTATATTGAATTCTGGTACTTTATATTATAATAGTACTGGAGCATCAGGTGCTCTCGGAACCGATTATGAAAATCCGTTCCGATCAATATTCATTATGAATGCTGACGAATCTAATAGAATTTACTATTATTGTAAGAATCACCGTTATATGTCTGGTTATGCTGGACATGAAGGGTATATGGTTCTTAATAATGAAATTGAAGATGAAGAACCCGAAAATAATTATTATATCAGAGATTACTACAATGAAGATATTGTAATTCTACCTGATGATATTCAAACTCAGTATACAGGTTCACTCTCTAGTTTTCAAAGAATAACAATCGAAGATAGTGGAAGTGGTACTGGTTCAACTGGCGGATTTGATATCGGTAGGCATATTGTATTTGGAAGACAAAGTGGTAACAGACAACTCAGACTATATTTAGATCTTCGTAATGTGTCTACATTGACATTTGAAGTTATCAGGGGAAGTGATTCCAATGGCGGTGAAAATCCTGATGGTAATGCAGAAAGTCTTAGAGTCTTTTTTGGTGGTACTGCATATGGTTCTAGTGTCCTAGTCGCATATAACAACTCCAACTTCAATACTTTAAATAATGTAACTATAAGTATTCCTCCAGACTCCAGAAAAGAAAATCAACTTGTTTACGTTTATCAATTTAGCAACAGTGGTACTAATTTTGATTCATATGGACTTAAGTCCATAACCTATGGTGGTGGAGAACAGGATTTATCTCGTCATCCTGACGGACATTCTAAAATTCTAGGTATGTCTTTTGACGGTTATCCCATTTATGGACCATATGGATATTTTGGAACCAATAACTCTGTAGTAAGAGCATCATCCTCATATCGTCTCAAATCTGGTATTGAAGTAGACGGAGCAAGACCCGAACAAGTTGCTGCAGAAACAGTCACATATGCTGTTACTGTTAGTAATAATAAATTTTTATATGATGCTACCTCCCCATCCTTCCTGAATCTGAAGCGAGGTAAAACTTACGTTTTTAATCAGGATGATTCTTCTAATGATGGAAATATTTTACTACTATCTACTGCTGAAGATGGTTGGCATCCTACATCAGACGTTGAGGATATTTCAAATAAAGTGAATTTATATGAACATCCAAGTATTACATATACTCTGAATGGTTCTTCTGTAACTTATGATAATTATGTTTCAGGATTTACTACTGCAACTACAAGGTCATTATCTATTGCAATGCCTTCGGATTCGCCTAGAGTTTTAAATTCTTTTAGTTATGCTAATGCATCCTATGGAGTAAGAACTGTTCAAGATGGTTATGCCATGGGTAGTCTTTATCAAGATTACATCTATGATGAGACTGAAGGCACCCTAGATGAACATAATGGTGTTTACATATCTACTCCAGAATATCCTAATGGAACATATGCATATTTTTTAACAGAAGATTCTTCAGGCAATCCAACTTTTCCATATTGCGTCGGACCAACATATTTTGGAACACCTTTGTTTGAAGGCGATGATGTTCCTGATTTAGCAACAGAAGTTCCTACTATTGCTGAGGGCAATGTAGTTTTAGAAGACGATGGAACTGTATCCTATATTCAAATGACTAAAACTGGAGATGGATATTTTTCTCCTGCAGTGGCACAAATTATCGGTGGAGAAGGTTCTGGTGCAACCGCATCTCCTGTAGTTCAATCAGTTACAGGATTAACTCTACTTAATGAAGGTAAATCATTTGCAACCCCTCCAACTTTGATATTTGAAGGTGGTGGTGGACAGGGTGCTCAAGGTGCTGCTTCTATTAGTTCTTTAGGTAAAGTTACTAGTATCAATATTATTGATGAAGGTGATTTTTATCAAACTTCTCCATACATCCTAATTGATGGTGGTGGTGGACAGGGTGCGAAGGCAATTGCCAATATTAATCAAGGTGTAATAACAAGTATAGATATTCTTGACCAGGGTGGCGGTTATGTAAATCCTCCTAATATCATCTTCACAAAACTGATTAACTTGAAGAGGACTACAAAAGCCAGACAATCATTTAACAGTGCCTTCCAATACCTTACTGGTCTTACTAAAGATATTGACGCATCTTCTGAAGAAATTTTTGTATCATCTACAGATGCATTTCCTGGTTCTGGTACATTCCTTCTCAATAATGAGATTGTTACATACACTGGAAAAACCAGAGGAAAGTTTACAGGTCTTACTAGAGGAACGAACTTTAATTATGACCAAAGGATAATTCTTGATACATCACAAGATGTTGCTGGCATTTCCAACTACAACTTTAATGTTGGTGATAGAGTTATTAGAAGGGTTGAAACTGCTAGTAGTAAAATTGCCAAGGTTTACGATTGGAGACCAAGCACTAGGGAATTATTTGTAACTTTTGAAGTTGACGAACTAGCATTTATTGATGCTGGTATTGCCTCTACAGAAGACGCTATTGTTCAATTTAATGCTGGATTACCAGATAGTGCTGGAGGATCAGCACTTCCACATACAACAGAAGTTAGTATAGGTTCTCAAATCTTTAGATTGCAGTTGACTGGAATTACAGTTGCTCCTGATATCGACTTTGTTGACATTGCAGAGAACGATGGTGCTGGAGATGGTATTCCTGATTTGTCAAATACAGGAACGGATTACGAAAATCAAATTAGTTTGGACGGCGGAATCTACAATTCACTATATGGTATTGAAGAAACACAAGGTGGTACAAATACCACTCTATTTGCTATTGGTGATAATATCCTAGATGCAACTCCATTCCCTGAGCAAAAATTCGCAACCGTTTCTACTGCGGGTGGATTATCCGAAGGTGTCGAACATTCGGCACAAGTTAAGATTACCTTAGATAAGACCGATGGAAACGGTCAAAATTATGGAGTGAATGAGATTGTCACGGGCGATCTTTCTGGAGTTACTGGAACAGTAGTTTCTTGGGATACCTCAACGGGCATATTGGTTGTTCAAAGTATTACACCATTTAATACAGGTAATGTTAATATTGGTGTTAATGGTTTCCTAAATGAATTTTCTGCTAAGAGTTCAATTGTTGATATCGTCGTACAAGAACCTGGTACAAACTATTCAGCACCACCAACTGTAGTTATTGAAAATGCTGGCGATATTCAATCAACAGCGGTTGCAGTAATGACAGTAGCAGGTGACCAAGTTAGTTCTGTAACTATTAGTAATGGTGGATATGGTTATAAGCAGGAAATTACAACTAATATTTTACACCCAACAATTACATTTACTAATGACGCATCAGATACAACTGGTTCTGGTGCAGTAGCATATGCAATCTTGGGAGGAGAGAAAATAGCAGGTAGTGCTGGTGCTTCTTATCGCATTAAAAATATTGAATATCAGACGGTTGTACAAACCTCATAAATAGACTAGTAGAGGAACGTATCCCCTTATCAAATGGCAGCTTTACTTACTGATCAGTTTAGAATTTATTCCGCGAATAAATTTATCAAATCGCTTGAAGGTCCCGATGCTAACCAAAGCGATGCAGCTGCGGGTGAGGACAGAGACAGAGTGTACCTATTCATTGGTAGACCCCAATCTTGGGATAATGAAAATTCTCCCCCTCAAGCAGTAGATTCTTTTCAAGAATTCTCAAATTCTTTCGATGACATGATTTCTCTGAAGCGAGTTCTTGCTTCAGACACAATTCAGGTTGTTAGAAGAATCGATTGGGTTTCTCCTGAAGAAACTACGGGTGGACTAGGTTTTACTTATGACATGTATCGTCATGACTATTCTCCTAGTAAGACAGCATCTTCTGGTGCCACCAAATTATATGATTCGGATTTCTATGTTGTAAATTCTCAATATCAAGTATATAAGTGCATTTATAACGGAACTTCCCCATCAGATCCTAACGGCAAACCCTCTACAGTTGAACCTACTGGTACTTCTACATCTATTATTACTACTGGCGATGGATATCGTTGGAAGTATATGTACACTATTCCAGTTGCTTCAGTTCTTAAGTTCTTCTCGAACGATTACATGCCCGTCTTTGCAAATGACGCGGTAAGAACTAATGCTGTTGCTGGAGAAATTGATAGCGTTGTTATCAACTCTTCTGGTTCTGGATATAATAATGGAACTTATGATAATGTTGCCATCAATGGTGATGGTGCTGGTGGTAGATTATCTATTGTTGTTGATGGTGGTAAGATTATTTCTTCTACCGTTACATCTGGCGGTACTGGATACACGTTCGGTAAAGTTAGTGTAGATAATATTACTGGTATTGGTACAGGTACTGGTGCTCAAATTGACGTTATTATTCCTCCCCCAGGTGGACATGGTGAGTCTCCATCGATTGAGTTGGGTGCTTTCAGGGTTATGATTAATGCCAAACTTTCATACGATGAAGGTGCTGGCGACTTCCCAATTGACAATGATTATCGTCGTATTGGTCTGATTACTAACCCATTAAAGTTCGGCACCGAAGAACTTATTGCAGACCTCACAGTGTCTGCAGCAAAAGCAGTTATCTTCTCTCCAACTTTCCAGGGAAATTATGCACCTGATGAAATTATCACTCAAAGTAGGGTTGTTGGTGGTCAAACTACAACTGCTCGCGGACGAGTAATTTCTTGGAATCCCACAACCAAACTTCTGAAGTATTATCAGAACGCTGTTGATGGTATTTTCCCAGAAGTTACAGGTACACAAAACGAATTCGATGGTTCTAATGCCATCGCTGGTGCAACTTCAGGTGCAGCTGGGCAACCAGATGTAAATTTTCCTGCAGTTCCCAATACTTCTTCTAGAACTATTAACAATACCGAATATGATTTGGGTATGAAATTTAATAATGGATATGCTAAACCAGAAATTAAATCTGGGAGCGGTCAAGTTGTTTATATAGATAATAGAAGAGCAATTAGTCGTGCAAACGACCAAGTAGAAGACATCAAAATCGTAATCGAGTTCTAATGGCACAAAATACAAATCTCAACGTCTCTCCTTATTACGACGACTTTGATAAGGATAAGAATTTCTATAGGGTATTGTTTCGTCCTGGATTTCCAATTCAGGCAAGAGAACTTACTACGATGCAAAGCGTCCTGCAAAGGCAGGTAGAGAGTGTAGGTCAGCATTTATTTAAAGATGGCGCAATGGTCATCCCAGGTCAAGTTGGTTATGACCTGAATGTTGATGCTATTATGCTCCAAGAGTCGTTTCTTGGTGCTAATGTTGAAGATTATAGAACTCAACTAGCTGGAAAAATTATTGAAGGATTGACTTCTGGAATTAAAGCAAAAGTGCTTTATACTGTCTCAGAAACAGAATCCGAAAAGAATTATATTACACTGTATGTAAAATATATCGAATCTGGTGGTGAAGGAAACACCCAGACAGTATTTTCAGATAATGAGCAGTTGGTCACCGATACAGAAATTACTTTCGGTACTTCATTGATTGAGGTTGGATCGCCTTTTGCACAACTTCTTCCAACAAGCTCGATTCAGTCTGGTTCTGTTGCCTACGTCCAGGAAGGTGTATACTTTATTAGGGGTTTCTTTGTAGACGTTCCCTATCAGTATATTCTTCTTGATCAGTATGGAACTACTCCTCAATACAGAATTGGTCTAGATATTTTAGAGTCTATTGTAACACCAGAAGATGATAGCAGTCTGAATGATAATGCAGCAGGAACTTCAAACTATGCTGCTCCTGGTTCTCATAGATTTAAAGTTAGCACTAGATTAAGTAAGAAACTTCTTTCTGATGACGCAGACAAAGATTTCATCGAACTACTTCGTATCAATGGTAGTAATGTTGAAAACCTCGTAGATAGAAGTGCATATAATGAACTTGAAAGGACAATGGCCACCAGGACTTATGAAGAGTCTGGTGACTATACTGTCAACGATTTCCAAATTTTGATGAGAGAAAATTTGGATGATGGATTTAATAATGGTGTCTATGATACTGGTGCGATTACTTCGGGTGGAAACGTAGCAGCAGAAAAATATTATTCAGTTGAAATTGGACCAGGTGCTGCATATGTAAAGGGATATAGAATTAAAACTTTATCTCCAACATATGTCGATCTCTTAAAACCAAGAGTTACTGATGCTAGGCAAAATGGTATCGTTCCTTTTGAATTGGGGAACTACAGTAATGTTGATAATATTTGGGGATTCCCAAACTTTACAGGTTCTTCTGTTAGCAACGCATATCAAACAGTAGAATTTAGAGATAGTGCTACTGTTAATCCTGGTGTATCTGCTGGAAATATCATTGGTTATGGTCGATTCAATTCACTAGAATATTCTAGTGATACAGATCAAAACTTTGGTAATGCCAATGACAGGTACAAAGCAAATCTGTTTGATGTGCAGATGATTACCATTTTGCAACTTGCTTCTGAGGTTAATATTAACGAAGGTTCTTTGATCAGAGGTTCATCTTCTGGTGCAACAGGACTAGTTGTAGGTGCAGAATCGTCGGATGACCACATTCAAGTCTATCAAGTAAATGGTTCTTTCCAAGATGGTGAGATGACCACCATCGATGGTATCGCTCTAGATGTTATTGTTGATACTTACAAGTATCAGTATTCAGATGCAAGACAGATTGTTGGTAGAGATGAGTCAACTCAACAAATTGAATTTACTGCAGATTTAATTTTAGAAGATGTCTACTCCATTAATGGTGCAACATTCACCTATGATGACGTTGATGGTGACGTATTAACTGTTGATACTCTTGTAGGTGGTACTGGTTACCCTGATACTGGTACTGCAATTGTCACAACTTCTTCTGGTTCGGGTACAGGGTTAACTTTAGATTTCACTGCATCCAGTGGAGTTATCACGTCAACTACTATTAATGTTCCTGGAACAGGATATTCTGTTGATGAAACTATTACTATTACAAACTCCAGATCTACTGGTGTTAATACATTAGGTGCTATTGCTACTGCAGGCACTGGATATACTGCTACTACTGGACTTGCAACAACTTCTTCTGGTTCTGGTACTGGTCTTATTGTTGATATTACTGCGGATGCTAATGGTGCGGTTCAAACAGTAGCAGTTAATTCTACAGCATTATCTGATGGTAGTGGATATGCAAATGCAGAATTAATTACGATTACAAACGTAAATGCAACTGGAATCGATACTATTGACACTATCAGTGCTGCTGATGCCAGTAGAACAGAAGGAACATATACGATTACAGCATCCGATTACACTACAGATGGTTCTGGTAGTGGTGCTACATTTACTATTGCTGTTGATGGTACAGGTGCAGCAACTATTGTTATTACTGACGACGGTACAGGATTTGCAGTAGATGAAACCTTTACAATTGTTGATGGAAACCTTGGCAGTGGCGGTGCAGCATCACTGACGTTTGATGTAGCGACAATTCATGGGAATGGATGTACGATTCCAGTGTCTGCCATCCATGGAAATGGAGGGACTGTAGATATTGCATCTGTTGGTACTCATCAGATTACAGGTCTTAATTCCAATTTTGGAGCAGATTTAAGACCTGGCGATAGAATCTATTTTAGTGAGACAACATATGTTGATGTTGATAAAGTAAATCCAGCATCATTAATTACATCTTCAGATAACTTTATCTTTGATAATGCAAATCAAATTGTCAATGTTACTCCTCCTTCAGTAAACTTCCCAACACCAGGAACATTCACTGCAGCAATTCGCTATCGCTCTACTCTCTTTGGTAATGAAGAGACAACAGATCTTATTACTCAAATGCCAAAAGAGTATATCAGGTCTATTTCTGACGAATCTATGACTGTCAGAAGAACATTTGATTCACAGACACCTGCAGGCGATTCTGTTTCTATCACCTTGCCAGAAAACGAACAGTTCTCTGCAATTTCAGCAGTCAATTTCTCATTCACTGTATTGGGTAGTAGTAATGCATCTTATCCTGTAGGTTCTCAGATACCACTTGCAACTAGCGATGCTGGTGCTTTTGGTTTCACCTCATTCACTTCTGCAGATAGAACAACTCTCCAAATTGATAATTTAACTAATATATCGTCAATTAAAGTTACTGCAACTATCTCTAAAAATGTTGTGCAGAGAAAAACAAAATCTCCTCAAGAGATGTTTGTTTTAAAAGTCAATAAGACTATCGATAACTTAGATAAGCAAAATTATAATTTAACGTATTCCAACCTTTATGGTACTAGAATTCAAGATCAAGAAATTTCCTTAGGTCTTACAGATGCATATAAATTACATGCTGTTTATGAATCTTTAGACAACAACGATCCTGTAATTCCTTCAATCACTTTAGTTGAACCTAAGTTCTTTAAGACTGGTTCTGTTATTTCTGGCAAATCTTCTGGTGCAAGAGCTCGTGTAGTTGAATTTGATTCATCTACATTAAAACTTACTCTCGTTTATATTTCAGGTAAGTTTACTTTAGGGGAAACTGTTAATGGTGTTGATAGTAACGAAGATGCAGTTGTCGGAATTATTAATGATGCCGATGGTTCTGTTATTGATGGATCTAAAGAAGTAACTAATAGATATGCATTATCCCCATCTCAAACAGGATTTATGTATGATTGCTCCAGACTTATTCGTCTGAAAGGATTTGCACTTCCTATTAGAAAGTTAAAAATTGTTATTGATTACTATAGTCATTCTGCTACAGGTGATTATTTTGGTGGTCAGTCCTATCTGAACACCAGTTATAAAAACATTCCTTTCTTTGGATCTAAGTATCTTGCCGATTATCTAGATTTCCGTCCTGGAATTAAGAGTCTGTATAACGGTGATGGAACTGTAGCATCTCCTGCATTTGTAAATTGTTCCACATTCGATTTCAAATCAAGAGTATTCAATGTTAGTGGTAATCCTACTGGAACCATTTTCGATATTCCTAAGTTGGATAGCGATTTCCGTTGTGATTATGATTGGTATCTTTCTAGAATTGACAAATTGTTCTTGACTCCTGATGGAGACTTTCAGGTTATTAAGGGTAAGGATGCAGAAGAACCGATTTTCCCTGATGATATTGCCGAAGGTATGCTTTTAGCAACACTTCAGCACAAACCATATGGATTTGAACCTGATCAGGATGTTCTGATTACTCTTTCTGAGAACAAACGATTTACCATGAGAGATATTGGTAAAATTGAAACTCGTTTAAATCAGGTCGAATACTACACCTCCCTTAATATGTTGGAGAGTAATACATTATCATTAGAACTTACTGATGCTGATGGATTTAATCGTTTGAAGAATGGATTCTTTGTAGATGACTTTACAGATCATTCTAAGTGTGAGATGTCAGACCCCGATTTTGCTAGTTCTCTAGATTTACAGGAAGGTTCGTGCCATCCTTCTCATTACACAACTAATGTCACAATGGAGGTTAATGAAGCATTATCTGCAAATTATCAAATTACAGGACCACTAATTACTCTCCCCTACACAGAACTCAATATTATTGAGCAACCATATGCTTCTCGTGTTGAAAATGTCAACCCATTCAATGTATTTACATATATTGGAAGAATTGATTTGACACCAGCTTCAGATGATTGGGTAGATACTACCAGAATTCCTAGAAGAGTGACTAACATTGAAGGAGACTTTAATTCAACAGCAGACAGATTAAATATCGACCAAAATGGATTTGCTCCTACTCAATGGAATTCTTGGAATACTACTTGGACTACAAGAAGGAGAAGAAGACGCACATGGCGTTCTGGACGACGCTCTGCGTGGGGAAGAGGTCGCGCAGTTATGCGTAGAACGAGGATTACTACCACACGAGGTCAAGTTAGGACTGGTATCAGAACTCAAGTTACTCCTAGAATTGATGAGCGTAGTTTAGGTGATTCCGTCGTCGCAAGAACAACAATTCCGTGGATTCGTTCCAGGAATGTACGACTTGATGTTGCAAGGATGAAGCCAAGAACTAAGTTCTTTGCATTCTTTGATGGTAAAAAGATTGATGATTACATCACACCAAAACTCATTGAATTGATTAAAGACCCTTCAGTTGATAACAGAACAAATTCTACTCCATTTGTTGTTGGTGAGACTGTAACTGGTCTTACTAGTGGTGCTAAGTTTGTTGTGGTGGCACCAAATGGTTTCTATACCTATAGTCCATATGATGATTCAGAACTTCCGAGTTCGTATTCTTCTACAACTGCGCTTCTGAATGTTAATGTTTTGAGAGCGGCACAGCAATCAGCAGGTAAGTCTTATGGCAATTTCCAAGTAGGTGAAATTATCGAAGGTGAATCTGGGGCACGAGCAGTCATGGCAAACAGGAGATTGGTATCTGATAGAACTGGTAAATTTAGAGCATCATTCTTTATTCCTCCAGCAACACCTGATATCGCAGTGACTGGAGGTCCTGGAGAACCTGCACCTCCAATTTCAGACCCTGCTCCTCGTTGGGCAACTGGCACAAGAACAATTCGTCTGACTACTAATGAAACTGATAGTCGTTTAGCTGGTGCTGTAGATTCTGCTGCAGAAGCAGAATACCAAGCAACGGGCACATTGAATACTTTGCAAGAAAATGTTCTTGCTGTTCGTAATGCCGATATTGTTCGTGATACAGTAACTCAATCCAGAACTGTTCGTACTACTCGTACTCGTCGTAGGCAAGTTGGTTGGTGGGATCCTCTTGCACAATCATTCTTGATTGAAGAAGAAGGTGGTGTATTTGTATCGTCTGTAGACATTTATTTCAACACAAAGGATACTAATATTCCAATCTCTATGCAAATTAGAACTATGGAGAATGGTTATCCTACTGCAAATATCCTTCCATTCTCTGATGTTACTATTGTTCCTGACGATATTCAAACTTCAGAAACAGGTGCTATTGCAACCAACTTTGTTTTCAGAGCACCTGTCTACATTCCACCATCAATTGAACATTGTTTTGTCTTGTTCTCTGACTCTAATGAATATAAAGTCTGGATTTCAAGAATGGGTGAAGTTGATATTACTGGAGATAGAACAATCTCTGAGCAACCATATGCAGGTGTCTTGTTTAAGTCACAGAACGCAACAACATGGACTGCTGACCAGTACGAAGACCTCAAATTCAATCTTTATAGAGCAGATTTTGATACAACTTCAACTTCTACAGTAGTCTTTAATAATGCAGAACTTGATATTGGTAATAATGGTAAGTTGAAATTGAGAGCAGAACCTGTTCAAACTTTCCAACCATCTTTGAAACTAGTTCTTAATGACAACTCATTGAATTACACAATTGGTGCAAGATTGTATCAAAAAACTACTCTTTCTGAGGGTACAATTACTGCAATTACTGATGTAGGATCAGTAAGAACTTTAACCATTAACGATGTTAGTGGTGCTTGGCAAGCAGGTTCTGATACAGGTGGTGTAATTACAAATAGAATTGTGTCATCTAAGACTACTGCAACACTGGTCGTTACTGGAACTTCAGGTGATTTCACTGTTGGTGAAACTATTACAGGAAATTCTTCTACTTCTCCCACTGCAGAAATTGTAACTTGGACCTCTGGAACTAATACTTTGACACTGAAGTATGTTTCTACAGAGTTTACTCCTTCGACAGAAACTATTACAGGTGGAACTTCTGGTGCTACTGCAACAGTTAATACTATTGCTTATAGTGGAGATACCACTTCAGGAAGTCCTGCATCTATCACTGATTCGTATGCAACTACTACTCCAACTTATGCTACAAGTGAAAAACTGGTTAGAATCTTACATTCAAATCATGGTATGCACGACCTTGATAACAATGTAACTATCGAGGGGATTGCATCTGAAATCAATCCCACCTTCTTGACTTCTTCTATCTCAACTAGCGACTTATCGGTACTCGTTAATGACGCCATTGCATTCCATTCAAGAATCGATGGTGCTAATATCGGAGTATCCAATCTGGGTTATATTAAGATTGAAGATGAGATTATGTCATATTCCGCTGTCAGTTCGGATGGTAAGACAATCACTGTTGCTGAAAGGGGTGTTGATGGAACTACTGCTGTAGCACATGCAGATGAAACTGTAGTTGAATGTTATAACTTAGATGGTATTCCTCTAACTGAAATTAACAAAACACACTCCAATATCAGCAATCCAACTTTAGATTCTTACGATATTACAACTACATCAATTTCAACATCTGGTATTATTAGTGGTGGAGTCGCAGGAATTGCAACGCAAAACCTGCAGTATGAAATTATCGTACCTTCTCTACAAACTATGATTCTACCGAATACTGAAATTAACGCTAGAATTAATACTGTCACGGGCACATCTATCAATGATGGAGTTCAACTCAGTCAAAATTCCTTTGTTAATAATGGATTATTCAAAGATGTAGTCCTTGGAGATGACAATTACTTTGATGAACCTCAGATGATTTGTTCTAAGGTTAATGAAGATGCAGAACTTGCTGGTGCTAAATCTTTTAGAATGGACGTATCATTAACTTCCAGTAAGACTAATATCACACCTGTAATTGATACGGATAGAATGTCTGCTACTCTCGTTAGTAGTAGAATTAATAGTCCTGCTGATGAGAACACTGCTCTGTTATCAACTGGAGATACTCACGATGCAGTATATATTTCTAAGGTGGCATCATTGAGCAACACTTCAACTTCACTCAAGGTTCTCTTTGCGGGTTTCCGTCCACCTGGAACATCAATTAAAGTGCTATATAGAACACTTCCTACTGGATCTACTGGGGTAATTGAAGACGAAGGATATAATTTCTTCTCTACTGCGTCAGGAGATGCCACTGTTCCTGGAACGGATGAAACTGAAATCTTCCGAGATTATGAGTATGAAGCTACTGGTTTAGATTTTGTCGAATACCAAATTAAAGTGGTATTCGTATCTGATAATCAGGCATATACACCTTACATTAAGGACCTTCGCGCAATCGCTCTTGCTGTATAATGAAACAACCAATCAAAGATAATACTGGGTGGGTGAGAGAATCCACCTCTGGTGCGTTTGAATACACTGACAGTGGTGAGTATACGGAATATATGAAAAAATATAATTCCAGACAAAAGCAAGCACAGACTCAACAGGCTTTACAAGATGATGTTTCTGCGCTAAAATCAGAGATGAGTGAAATCAAATCACTTTTACTAACGTTAGTTCAAACTCAAAAAGGTTAAATTATGACGATTGAAAAAGTTTCTCAAGAAGAAATGCTAACTCAGTTTACTGAGAGAATGAATAATCTTCTTGAAGAAAACAAGTCACTCTCTAAAAGAATTAGAGATAATGAGGTTACTGCATTGAAACTTCAGGGTGCTATTGAAACACTTCAATACTATTCGGAGACTCCTCAGGAGGAAGAAACTATGTCCAATCCTCCCGAAGAAGAAGTAACAGAAACAGAATAATGACAGGGGGGTTTAATTCCCCCCCTTTTTAATGGCATAAATAACTCAGAAGCATAATCTCAGCAATTTTCGGGAATGGCAAATAGAATTCAGTTACGACGTGGTTCAGCTACCCAATGGAGTAATGCGAATCCAACTCTTGCTCAAGGTGAACTTGGGATTGAACTTGATACGGGTCGCATAAAAATTGGGGATGGTGTTACTGCATGGAACTCTCTTAGGTATGGAAGACCTATTGAATCAGTTTCATCCACTGCAAATACGTTGGTGCAGCGAGATGCTGACGGAAACTTTCAAGCAGGTACTGTTACTGCAACACTAATTGGTAATGCTTCTACTGCATCGAGATTATCTTCAACTCGTCAGATTCAATTATCACAAGACGTTACTGGTTCTGGTATTTTTGACGGTTCTGCAAACCTCAATATCAATGCTGTTCTCGGTCTAATCTCAACACTCCCTCATTATGACGGAACAGAGAATTCTTCTGCAACTTATACAAAAGTTACTGTTGATTCTAAGGGTAGGGTAACTAATGCTGAAAATCCAACAACAATCCAAGCATATGGATTAGATGGTACTGTTGTTGGAAGTTCTGCACAACCATATGACAACGATTTAACAGCAATCACAAACCTTACTGATGGTTCTGCTGGTTTTGGTTTAATTTCTAGAACATCGATTGGTAATATCACAGTTAGAGATATTGACTCTTCATCAGGAAGAACTGTCGTTAGTAATGGGGACGGCATTAATGGCAATCCTACAATTGACTTAGCAAATACCACTGTTGTTCCAGACCCATCCGCTCATTCTGACGGTGACTATAATACAGAAAGTCTCACATCTGTAAATTCTGTTGGATCAAAAGGAGAACTCTTAGGAACCGAAACTGTAAACACTGTTAAATTTACAGTAGATAAGTACGGTCGTCTTCAAAGTTCAACAAATGTGCCTATTGCTACTGCTACCGAGGGTAGTAAGTATGCTAACTATGATGCAGGCACTGCTTATTCCAGATATGCAATCATTCAGAATGCATCAAAAGTCTACCAAGCGATTGCAGACATTGGTGCTGGCGTTGGTGCTCCTACTCATTCCAGTGGTGATACTGGATCATGGCGTTACCTCGCGGCTGAGGCAACGGAGCAGAAGGGACTGGCTAGTTTTGCACAGGAAGATTTCGACGTTGACAGCAACGGGCATGTCACAATCGCCGCAGTAGGTGTTGATAATACACAATTACAGAATAATAGAGTCTCTTTTGCTGATGGAAATACAAAAGAAGATTTTGAACTTGATCAGGAACTTACTGCAACCACTGGATACAGAGGATTCAATTATCTTAACTATCTTAAAGTTAATGATACGAGCGGTAATCTACTTGTTGGCGCTAATAATACGGGGGACAGCGGAGCTGGCGAACTT